TTTACGCATAATGGCTGTAAGAAAAACAAAAGCTGGTTTAGCACTTAAAAGATGGTTCAAAGAAGATTGGAAAGATCAAAGAACTGGTAAGAAGTGTGGGAGACAAAAGGGTGAAAAAAGAGGCACGCCTTATTGCAGACCAACAAAACGTATTTCTAAGGAAACACCAAAAACTGCATCTGAGATGACAGCGGCTGAAAAACGTAGTAGGATAGCACAGAAGAAGAGATTAGGACAGCCAGCGGGTAAACCAAGAAGAGTTAAAGCACTAAAAAGGAAAAAGAAATGAACAAAAAAACTGCACTGAACAAAGCTATACAAAATGTAAAAAATAAAACAAAAGCTAAATCTAAAACAAAAGGTAAGCTAAATCCTGGTCTTCAAGCTTTCTTAAATAAGAAAAAGAAAAAAGCTAGTAACAAGAAAAAAATGGCTTAAGATATGACAACATCTAGTTCAAGAGATTTTAATTTAGATGTAGGAGAGGCCATAGAGGAGGCTTATGAGCGTTGTGGTCTAGAGATGAGAACTGGATACGATGCAAAAACTGCACGAAGATCTTTAAATATAATGTTTTCTGAGTGGGCAAACAGAGGATTAAATCTTTGGACTGTTGAACAAAACACTCAAGCTTTAACTTCTGGCACTGCGTCTTATACAT